TCCCCTCCCTTGCCGAGCGCTGGAGCCGGGAGCTGGGGCTTGGCTATGTGGTCAGCGGAGCCAACACCCGCTTCTCTTTCGAAAAGGGCATGGCCATCACCTTTGATTTCCTGGATTTCGCCGATAAGGTCGCTGGAGGGAACTACACCATCCGCGATGCCTGGGGGGATGAGGTCGACGTGCGCAATGTGGAGCTGATTCTTACCACGTCTATGGTCAAGCTCTGGGATAGTTACAAAAGCTGCGAGGACTACGTACAGAACTCGCTGCGCAACGGCTATACCTTCGGGATTGCAAAGACATGCCCGAAGGCATTGGAAAACGAGCGCTCCCTGAACTACCAATTCATCCAGAGTTATGACCTGGACGACGATGACATAGAGGAGCTGATTGCCCCCACGATGGACGAAATCAGGGACGTCCTGGGCGGGGACTGGCGCAAGACCATCCTGTTCCTGCGCGGCATGGGGCTGAACGAGTCCAATATCAATAGCCTGGAGGATGACTACATAAAGGCTATCATGGCCGACCAGCGCATGATTGAAGACCCGTTCATCCAAAGCAGCATCTACCGGCTCATTAAAACCCGCATCAAGGAAGCCAAAGTCGGCGTCTTGAAGGTTCACGGCAACTACTCCATCGTATCTGGAGACCCCTATGCGTTATGCCAGAGCATGTTCGGCCTAGACGTAACCGGGCTTTTGAGGCCAGGGGAGATATACAACCAGTACTGGGCAGACGAGGGTGCCGACAGGCTTGCCTGCTACCGTGCGCCCATGACGTGCCACAACAACATCCGCCTCGTGCATCCAGCCGATACGGAGGAGATACGCTACTGGTATAAACATTTGAAGACATGCACCGTCTTCAATGCATGGGACACCGCCACAGCCGCGTTAAACGGCATGGATTTCGACGGAGACTTAGTCATGCTTACCGACAACCGCGTATTGGTTGAAAAGCTCCAGCAGCTCCCCTCCCTGATGTGCGCCCAGCGGAAAGCGGCCAAATCAATCCCCACGGAGCAAGATTTCATCGAGTCGAATATCGGGAGCTTCGGGAACGACATCGGGCAGACTACGAACTGGATTACTTCCATGTTCGAGGTTCGCTCCAGGTTCGAAAAAGGAAGCCTTGAATACGAAACCCTCTCCTACCGCATCTGCTGCGGCCAGCTCTACCAGCAGAACGCCATCGACAAGGCTAAGGGCATCATCTGCAAGCCGATGCCAAAGACATGGCACGACCTCCACGCTGTAAACAAGATAGAGGACGATGCTCAGCGTGAATTCTGCAGGAGTATCGTAGCCGACAAGAAGCCGTACTTTATGCGGTACATATACCCTTCCCTGATGAAGCAGTACAGCCAATACGTTAAGAGCACGGACAAGAATGCCCTCCGTGAGTTCCAGATGACCGTAAGTGAGCTTCAGCAGATTCCGCCCGAAGAGCTGACTGAACGTCAGGCCGACTTCCTCCAATACTATGAATACCGGATGCCCGTCGGCACCAGCGACTGTGTGATGAACCGGATTTGCAGGAGATTCGAGCAGGAATTTGATGGATATGTCGGTAAACATAATGCAGAATCTAAATTTGACTACACAATTATGAAGAGCGGGGCTTCTTACACCGCCGCCCAATATAAGGCAATCCAGAAGCTGTACACAAATTACAATAAAAAACTGCAGGAGTATTCTGTTTCCGCAGAGTACAGGCGCATGGATAAATTTGCTTCACACGTACAATTATTGGATATGAACGATAACTTTAGAAAAGAATGTGATATTATCTGTCAAAATAAATATTCCTTATGCGATATCCTACTCGACCTATGTTATACCAAAAGCGCCACGAAAAACTTCGCATGGAATATATGCGGCACAGAAATTATCCATAACTTACTTGCAAACAATAACCATACGCTGTCATTCCCTACGAGGGACAATAGTGGGGACATCTGTTACCGCGGCAGCAAATTCAAAATGATATCAAAAGAAATTGAGGTGGACGAATGAATATTATATTAAAAGAAAACGAATGGGCTGAAAAGATGATTCAAGACAGGTCGCTCGGCAAAAAGCCATATCAGACGCTCTACCGCGTCGCAAGGTATTACCTTGATTCTGGATATTCCAAAACAGAAGTTCGTAAGAGACTAGACATATTCCTCATCCAGTGCGACCCGTCCGCGTCATTAACCACATGGTCTGAGACGCTGGATAATGCCCTAAAACGCGCTTTAAAGTACGGAGCCATAGATATCCAAAGCATCATCATAACAAAGCCCGAAATGGACAGAATCGACTCCATCGGCGGCAGGCAACTCAGGAGGTTGGCGTTTACTTTGCTGTGCCTCGCCAAATACTGGTATGCCGTATCCCCTGTCACCGATTATTGGGTAAAGAACAGGGATAATGAAATCATGGCTATGGCGAATATCAACACATCCATCAAAAGACAGTGTGCTATGTTCGGCGCGCTGAAAGAACTAGGGGTGCTTCGTTTCTCCAAGCGCATTGACAACACAAATGTCCGGGTATGCTTTGCAGAGGAAGGTGAGACTGCCCTTGAGATAACTGATTTCCGAAATCTTGGATACCAATATTTAAAATATGTCGGGGAACCATACTTTGAATGCGTAAACTGTGGCATCACCGTAAAATATAACAACCCACAAAAAGGCCGGAAACAGAAGTATTGTAAAGCATGTGCGGAAGAAATTGACTTACAACACCGTATAAATTCGGTACTACGTAAAAGAAATTCTGCTAAAAAAGTACATAGCGTTGAGTTTTCAGATATACATAAATCAACTGTTACACAGTGATTTTCAGGTGATATGATGGATTTAAAATACGGAGGGAAATATACGGAACGAAATCCGTATTTGCCAAAATACATAAGCCAATAACGGAAGGAAGCGACAACCATGATTAAAATCACGAAGTCCGAAAAAGAAGCTTTGCTTCAGAACTGCCCAGGCACGCATATAAGGCGAACCATGAACCAGCGGTCGAAAAGACACCGCTACTATTGCGAAGAGTCTCCAGCAGTCATGGACTTTCTGCTGAAACGCCGGAAAGCAGGTGCCTGAATTGAATATACAACGACAATGCGGAGAGTCTCTTATGGATTACCATAAGAGGCTCGTTTACGGCAAGCTGGTCGACCGCACGCTCGCCGATATGGATTACACAGAACTTTCTGAACTGGTCTACGGCCAGACATACTCCAGTGACGTAGCACGCCGTATGATGTACGGCAGCAGGCGCACCCTGGAACTCATGGATATGGAGCGCACCAGCTCCCAGGACAGCAGCATCCTGTCTGAGATGGACGCAAAAATCGAGGAACTGCAACGGGAACGCCAGAAGTTCTACGACCAGAGGCGCGAATACAACAAGCTGGTGTCGCGGGAAGGGCGGCGCGAACACCTATACGACTCACTGGCTGTAGCCGCCAATAACTTATCAGACAGCATCGGGACACTGGATTTCAGCTCCCCTGATAGCGCATATATAGAATATTCAGACAATGAGGCCATCCTTGTGTTCAGTGACTGGCATTATGGGATGGTAACGTCCAACATATTCAACTCGTACAATACAGAAGTGTGCAAGCAGCGCGTACAGGATATTGTCCAGAAGGCAAAACAGCGCATTGAACTGAATACGTGCAGAAAACTGCACATCCTTATTCTTGGAGACTTAATCCACGGCTCCATCCATGTCGGGGCAAGGGTCGCATCGGAAGAATTGGTGTGTGACCAGCTCATGCAGGTGTCTGAGATACTCGCGCAGGCTGTCTGTTCCCTGCACGCCAGTGTCCAGGAAACAACCGTATACATGACATACGGGAACCACGCCCGGACAATCCAAAACAAAAACGACAGCATCCATAGGGACAACATCGAACGCATCATACCGTGGTGGCTGAAACAGAGACTGTCTTGTTATGAAAAAATCACTATTGCCGAGCCATCGGAGTCTGAATTCTTATTTCTAAATGTCTGCGGTCATGACATGTGCGCAGCGCATGGAGACCTTGACTCTGTGAAAAGCTCACCACGGTTGTTATCTACGCTGTTTCACAAACGGTGTGGCCGGGATATCGAATATATCCTGCTTGGCGACAAGCACCATATCGAAACTTTCAATGAGCTTGGAGTTACATCCATGATTTGCGGCTCCCTATGCGGCACCGACGAATATGCAAACAACAAACGGCTGTATTCAGACCCGTCACAAATGCTGCTTATTGTAAATGCACCATGCGGAGTAGACGCGGAATATAGAATCAGGTGCTAAACAGAAATTATTTGGCATCATTATAATTTCTTCTGATGGTTTTCTAATTCATGAAAAATTCCGACTATATTTACAACATCCATTCTGACACTAAACACAATGACATAATCCATCTGCCCTGTAACAACCTCACGGTAGCCTCTTTTTGCCAAATATGCATCCTTGCAAGCAGGAAATTGCAGAGGATTTTCTTCAAGACGGTCATATATGTGTTCTATTTCATCCAGCAAATGCTTGGCAGCCTGCTCGTTTCTAAACTAACAAATCAGATAGTGCAAAATATTATCAAGCAATTCATCCGCATATTCTGCAACATTCACACTATAAACCATATTTTTTCCTCATTTCTGCCAAAGCTGTTCGGGCATCCCTTACGTATCCGGCTTCTATTTGTTGCTCTGACATTTCAATGTCCCTATATACTGAAAGCCGGCGCATAGTGTTTTCATAAACTTTCATGCACATAATAACCATATCTCCATAGCCATTTTTTGTAATATAAATAGGTTCGTTTGACCTGTGGCACATATCGGAAATCTCCGAAGTGTTCTTCAAGTTTTTAATCGGTATAATCTGTGGCATTTCATATATCTCCTCTCCGAAAATAGATAAACAATAGAAAGGTATTTTACATCCTTTCTGTTTTCACAATCATGCCATAATTATACCATTATATCGCCCCAAATATTAACGCTTTATTTTTTTTGGAGTGCCAACACAAAGTAAAGGAGTATGTATGAATAAAACAGAATTAATACAGCGTGTCGCCAGCGTGATGCGCGAAAATAATATCCGCAAGCCCGTCTCTTCACAGAAGAAAGTGTTCCATATATCTGACGACGATGGGAATGTAAGTGATTTCGTTATTAAGAAGTCAAACAAAGGAGTCCTTTTCACCGTCGACGATGTGAGCGCCGTAATGGACACATGCATCGCGGTTATCGAAGATGCAATAAGGCGCGGGGAGCATGTCTCCGTCAGAGGCTTCGGCACGCTGGGGGTACACTACCGGAAAGCCAGGACGACAAAGCATCCGGAAACCGGAGAAATAGTTGAAGTCTCGGAAAGGTACATCCCGAAATTCATTTTCGGCAGTGATTTGCGGATGTGCGCGAAAATGTTCGAGCTTTCACTTGGAGAGGGCGGCTCTTACTCAAATGCACTAATACCTGATGACGAAGAGGAAGGCGGTGACGACTATGGCGATTGAAGTCGCTTCCAGCCGGACGATATGCACGAAATGCGGGATAGCATACCCAAACCGCAAATACAATTTCCCCGTTAGTTACGCAGAATCCTATAAAGGAACTGGATACATACCTATTTGTAAGAAATGCCTTGAATCCATGTACGAGAAGTACCTCTCCCAGTGTGGCGATTCTAAGGCAGCTACCCGGCAAATCTGCCGGAAGCTAGACCTTTACTGGAATGACGCAATTTATGAGAATGTAGCCAAGAAGAGTTCCCCGCACAGCCTGATATCACGGTATGTTGCAAAACTCAACCATGTCTCGACAGCCGGGAAAAGCTACGATGACACCCTGATGGACGAAGGTACTTTATGGAAAACCAGCACCACAATGGCAGCACAGCGCGGCGACGGCGTGCCTGTACCCGTCACAGATGAGGTTATGGCTTTCTGGGGTTCCGGCTATTCACCAGATACTTATGAACGCCTGGAGCAAAGGCGGAAATACTATATGGAAAAGTTCCCGCAGGCATTCCCGCATGACGATAAGTCAGACGATATCGGCAGCGACGTGCTGATGCGCCAGCTCTGCAACCTTGAGGTAAGCATTGCAAACGACGCGGCAGCGGGCAGGTCAATCGACAAAAGCGTTAATTCCCTGAACACGCTGATTGGGAGCCTGAACCTCAAGCCTACGCAGAAAAAAGGGGATGCAGATTCATCCCTGGAAAAGACGCCATTCGGCGTATGGATTCGGCGGTGGGAAAATGAACGCCCTATCCCGGAACCCGACCCTGACTTCCAGGATGCCGACGGTATCATCCGTTACGTATCCATATGGTTCTTTGGACACTTATCAAAGATGCTTGGCATCAAAAACACCTATTGCAAGCTATACGAGGATGAGCTTGCAAGGATGCGGGTAGAAATGCCCGAATACGAAGACGAAGATGACGAAACCATGTTCTCTGACATCTTCTCTTCCGACGAGCCTGAATAAAGCCTTATGAACAGAACTGAACGCGTTCTGCATGGTGCGGCACTCTGGTGCGCATATTACCGCGCAAACCCGCACCGTCTAGCGAAGGATTACCTTCATCTTGAACTTCACGTCTTCCAGAAAATCCTGATAATGATGATGAACTGGTCTTCGACCACTGTGTTCATAGGCTGCCGTGGTATCGGTAAATCATTCCTGAGCGCAGTCTTCTGTGTAATCAGGTGTATTTTATACCCTGGTACAAAGATATGCATCGCATCCGGCACACGCGGGCAAAGTATCAACATTCTGGAGAAAATCATCCTCGAACTAAAGCCGATTTCGCCGGAGCTAGCCGCCGAAATTGATGAAAAAGAAACGAAAATAAACGGAACCAATGCACAGATTGTATTTAAAAATACATCCTATATCAAAGTTGTAACCGCGTCGGACACAGCCCGTGGCAACTGTGCCACTCTCCTGCTCCTCGATGAGTTCCGCATGATATCCAAAGACGTCATAGATACAATCCTGCGTAAATTCCTTACCCAAAGGCGTATGCCTGAATACTCAAAGCTTACAAAAGCAGAAAAGTTAGCTGAGTATAACAAAGAGAAAAATAAGACCATGTACCTGTCCTCTGCGTATTTCGTTGACCATTGGAGCTATACCAAATGCACGGACACCTGCAGGTTCATGCTGGACGATACGAAGCATCAGTTTGTATGCGGCCTCCCCTACCAGCTTTCAGTCACAGAAGGACTCCTTGACAGGGATACCGTTGCAGATGAGATGGCCGAGACAGATTTCAATGAGATTAAATTCCAGATTAAATTAGTCTGAGCATATGGGAAACCATATGTTAGCATTCCTTTAATTGCTGGGAACCCCTTACAGCAAAACCAGCCACAACATAATGATGAAATATGCATAAGTGTGATGGCTCGAAAATGGCTTTGATTGGGCAATCAGCAGCCAAGCCTCGAACAGAGGAAGGTTCAACGACTATCCCGCAAGGGAGTAGATGCAAGCGCATCGAAATGGGGAACCCTAAACCGCAATACTGCGGCATGGTGAAGATATAGTCTGAGCTTTGGTGAAAGCCAAAGGGCATCAAAAACGCCAGATGAGGTTAGCGGCCTCATATAAACATTACTGGGAATACGAAGCGCTGTGGTATGGAAATGCCGACGGCTCTTTTTTTGATTACAACACTATCTCAAAGAACAGGAAAATTAAGTACCCGATGCTTCCGGGCAGACTAGCTTCAAAGTTAAACAACTCACAGCTTGTCCGCATCCCGGTGAAAAATAACGGGGAGATACGGATTCTTTCCGCTGACATCGCACTTATGTCCAGCAGGAAGAACCAGAACGATGCTACCGCCCTCTTCATCAACCAGATGGTGCCTACAAAGGCAGGAAGGTATTCCAGCGGCCTTGTCTATGCCGACACATGCGAAGGGTTACGCACGGATGACCAGGCATTATATATCCGGAAACTATATGATGAATTCGAATGCGATTACATCGTCCTGGATACAAACGGGCTTGGAATCGGCGTCTATGACTGCCTGGCCAGGGAAATCGTGGATTCTGAGACTGGGGAGATATATCCTGCGCTCTCATGCTGCAACAACGCAGAAATGGCATCACGGTGCGCCGTAGCAGGGGCGGACAAGGTTATCTGGTCAATCAAAGCTAGCGCCCAATTTAATTCTGACTGCGCGTTCCTGTTAAGGGAAGCATTCAGGAGCGGCCGTATCAGGCTTCTGGCTACGGAATACGACGCTGAGGAATACCTTGGTGAAATCCGGGGATACAGCTCCCTCTCTCCTTCCGAGAAGATGCAGATGCAGCTCCCGTATATCCAAACGACGCTCCTGATTGACGAACTGACAAAGCTCCAGCACGAAGAGTCTGGAGGCAAAATTAAGATATCGGAAAAATCTGGCATGAGGAAAGACCGGTATTCCAGCCTTTCATACAACTACTATGTCGCAACACAGATAGAAACCAAAATGAACAGACGCCACAATGCCGGAATCGGCAGCGCTGACATGTTCATCATCAAACCACCACATTATAAGAGAAAGGCGGTGAGTTTACTAAATGGCGGGAAAAAGAACATGGGATGGCATTGACATCTCAAAAATGGTTGGCATATCAGGTAAATTTGCAGCCCTGAACCGGCTGATTACCAGGGATTTGAATAATAATACCACAACCCCTACATTCTCCTTATATTCTAAGGACGATATCACAACTTACCTGTCCAACCCTTACCAGTATGAGAAACAGCTGCGTAATGCTGTCACATACATATATGGGGCATCCGCCCATTTCCGCCGGATAATCCAATATTTTACTGGATTGTCCGATTTGTCCTATGTGGTATCGCCGCATAAGATAGACCCGAAAAGCATCAGCCCGAAGACTATCAGCCGCAATTACCGGAAAGTCTTAAACGCACTGTCCGCTATGAACATTAAGACACAGTTTCCGGAAATACTTACTGTCTGCCTTCGTGAAGATACGTTCTATGGGACGATGTGGGTCACAAATGACAGCATTACCATACAGCAGCTGCCAAGCGATTACTGTGCCATTTCTACTATCGAAGGGAACGTGCTGAACGTAACCTTCGATTTTTCATACTTTGACTCACACAGCGCGATGTTGGAGTTCTATCCCCAGGAGTTTAAAACGAAGTACGCCGTATACCAGAAACAGCGTACCTCCAGATGGATAGAGCTTGACTCACCTACTTCATTCGCGGTGAAAGTGAACAACGACATCCTGGCATACTCCCTCCCGCCATTTGCAGGCATTTTGAGGGAACTGTATGACCTTGAGGACTTAAATATAGGTCGGTACGTTGGAAACGGCGTATAGCAACAATTCCTTTAATTGCTGGAAACCCCTAAAGACAATCAGACCACAACGTAGCAATGAAACAAGTGCAGGCGTGACGGTTGTGAAAACAGAAAAAATTGATTGTATAGGAGCGAGGTTAAATCCCCTGCTCTTTTTATAATGGGCAATCAGCAGCCAAGCCTTGAACAGAGGAAGGTTCAACGACTATCCCGCAAGGGAGTAGGGGCAAGCGCCCCGAAATGGGGAACCCTAAACCGCAATACTGCGGCATGGTGAAGATATAGTCTGCACTCTGTCGAAAGACGGAGAAGTGTAAATGACACTGGACGGGAAAGCGAACCCGAAAGTTATGCAAATAACTATTCCAAACAAAATGGATAAACAATTAAAACTCACAAAAACAGCCCTTGAGAACTATGCCATGCTATCCATGAAGCTTCCTATGGACGACGATGGAAACTGGGGCATAGATTACGATAAGGCAAAGGAGTTCTGGATGAACCTGGACTCCGTGCTCCCAGAGGAAATCGGCTCCGTACTGACTCCGATGGATATTGACAAAATCAGTTTCGAGCGTTCGAACACTGGTGACACCGATACCATCGTGGACGCAGAACAGAACATCTTCACAGCGGCCGGGGTATCATCCCTGCTGTTCAACAATGAAAAAGCATCCGCTAATGCGCTGATGCTCTCCATCAAAGCAGACCAGGCGCTGACATTTGGTATTGTAAAGAGCATTGAAGACGTGGTGAACCGGTTCATCCAGGCGCAGGGATATGGCAAGAACTTCAAGGTCACATTCCTGGACTGCAGCCCGTTCAACCGAAAGGAACTTGGTGATGCATACCTGAAAGCGGCGTCCTATGGGCTTCCGACAATATCCATGTATGCTGCGTCACAGGGGCTTGGGCAGTCTGAACTTGACAGCATGAGCTTCCTGGAGACACAGATTATGAGCCTGCAGGACATGTTCAAGCCTATTATAAGCTCTACCCAGGTAAGCACTCCCTCTGAAGACAGCGATGCCCCAACAGATGAAGGCGGCCGTCCAGTAAGCGACGGAACAGAATTGACAGACAGTGGAGAGCAATCTTCCGAGCAGAAAGACGATTGGGGATAAGGCTGGTGATTAAATGGAAAAATTTATATATGTATTCGGCAAAAAGGATATGGAAACCTTGGTTGCTGACGGATATACGCTCGTCCAGAGCGATAGCAAAAACGACATTTATGTGTTTGAAAACAAACCTGGGAAACACTTCTCGCTAAATACTCCCCCGTTTGCTTACTCAAACACGCTGACATTTTAACCCGTATGCGCAGGCATACGACTTTTTTATTACAGGAGGTTATAGATGAAGGACGGGGTTCTGAACCTGACTTATGCATCATCTTTAACCAATTTGTGTGAAGTCAACTCGTCTTTTGACTCCGGGATACTCCGTATTGCATACGCCGGTAAGAACCGGAATGGCAGCAGCATCTCGAAGCAGACGTTCGAAAAGTGTATCAGGACTATCTACAACTGCCCTGTCGTCTGCAACTACGACAGGGAATCTGATACGCTTGGAGGCCACGATATGGAACTGGTACACGGCGGAGACGGAAGTTTCCGCCTTGTAAACCTGACACACCCTGTCGGTGTAATCCCACAGGGCGCGCGGGTGTACTGGGAGACGGTGGATGAAGAAGACGGTTCCACACACGAATACTTATGCGCTGAAGCCCTTATTTGGAAACGGCAGGAAGCCTACCGCAAAATCAAGGACGACGGCATATGCGCCCAGTCAATGGAAATCACCGTCAAGGACGGGAAAATGATTGACGGCGTTTACCACGTCTATGATTTTGAATTCACGGCATTCGCACTCATTGGGGTAACCCCCTGCTTCGAGGCAGCTTCCCTTGCTTTCACGAAACAGGATTTCAAAAGACAGCTTTCAGAGATGATGCATGAGTTAAAGGAGAGTTTTACAACGGTCACTCCCTCTAATGAGGATGACAATATACATTCACAAAAATATTCAACGAAAGGAGGACGAACATCATTGGACAAAAATGAATTAATTGCCAAATATGGCATTGATGTCAGCTCTTTGGACTTCTCTGTTGAAGATTTCTCTGCCGAGGAATTGGAGGAAAAGTTCAAGGCGATGAGCAATACAGCCCCGGCGGAAGGCTCTGGGCAGGACAAGTTTGCCCTGACCAGTAACATCGTCGAGGAAATCTGCCTTCAGTTAAGCGCCGAAAAAGTGCAGCGCGAATGGGGAGAAAGCTCCCGCTACTGTTACGTCGATTGTGATTTTGAAGCTATGGAGGTCTATTGCTGGGATACAAATGACTGGCTCCTTTATGGATTCCCATACAAAACAAATGGAGACCACATCAACATCGACTATGCGTGCAGAAAGCGCAAGAAATATGTAGTCGCAGATTTCGACGAGGGCGAACAGGATTCCCCTTTTGCCTATACGTTGGGGCAGTTTGAAGAGAAGTTCCATGATAGCATTTCTGAAAACACCGCAGTTAAAGAGAAATACCAGGCCGCTTCGGACACAATTGCGTCTATGGAAAAAGAACTTGGCGAACTGCGCCAGTTCAAAGCTGCTACAGAACATGCCATCGCTGAAAATGAACGCAAATCCGAGGCGGGTAGGATATTTGCCCAGTTCGAGGATTTGTCTGGGGTTGAAGCATTTGAAGCCCTGAAAACAGAATATGACGCTGACTGCATGAAATACGAAGCAGATGCCTTGGAAGAGAAATGCTTCGCAATCCGTGGAAGGCAGGGGTCAGCATCCCTGAAATTCTCTGCCCCACAGAAAACGCCGAAACTGCCGATTGACAGGGCTGGCGGAGTCAACAAAGAACCTTATGGTGGAGTTTTTGAGGAATACGGTTTCTCAGCAAAAGAATAAATGAGGAGGTAATTAACATGGCAAAATATGGCGTTGTAAGAACAGACAATATGTTTGGTACTGACGTTAGGGCTGGTCTGGTATCCGTTAGGTATATGGGTGCAGACGGCAGTACTGCTGCTGAAATTGAGAACGGCAGCGTTGTGAAACTTGGTGAACTGGTGGCTGGCGAAAGGGAGGTCTATGTCGGCAGTGATGTGACAGCGAAAGACACTCTGGGCAATGTAGCCCTGATTGCCGCACCGGAAGTTCCGTATGATGAGCGTATCAAGAACCTGGATGAGTTCATCAACGAGGCTGGTAAGAATGTGCGGGGATACCGTTTGCATTCCGGCGATATCTTTTCGGTGACCAAGGAGGCTCTGGCCGGGTTAGATGCTCCCGCTAAAGGGAACATTGTCGAGCTTGCGGCTGGCAATAAACTGAGCGTAGCCGCTTCCGCGACTGCTTGTTCTACTGCTG